ACCATAGATGAAGATGTCTCTCTTCTGCTTATCCCAAGCAACTTGTCTTGGATCACCATCATTGATATCGTTGTTTCCAACATATACGTTAGTCCTAGCAGTATCGGATGAAGCAATTTCAGTAACAAGACGAATATCTTGCGTCTTACTGCCATCAAATACATCATTCTTTTTGATCTGTAATTGATCTCCTGGGCGTACGGTTTCATTAACGTCAGTTACGGTTGCGCTATCAAGGTCCCTCTTTCCACGATAGAAGTAAATATCAATATCATCTTCTGGTAGAGGAGCACTACTAAACTCAAATGACGTTCCACCTTCAAAGAAGTAGTTTATATTTGGAGTCTGAAGAACTGTATTTACATAGATCAATAGAATTGAACTCAAGTCGATCGCATCAGAATCTTCATCTTCAGGATCTTTCTCGAAGGAGAATTGTTCACCATTATAGATCAAGGGGAATCTAGTACGTGATCCATCCTGGAATGGGGCAATACTATCAATATAGTCTTGCTGACCATAGTTCCAATATGCGAAGTTATCTGTAAACGTATCCAACACCGTTAGTTGGAAAGGTTCTATTGGTTCTGTTAGTGACTTATCAGTAACAATACCAACCACTTCAATGATGTCCCCTTCCGCAAATCCATAGCCTTGGTTACTGACTTCATAAGCAACAACTTCAAAGTATTCGGATCTACCAATAGCGGTAGTTCTGGCGCCTCCAACGGTAGCGGTAATGAATAAGTTGTTACCTCCAACTAGTGAGCCATCTCTACGGAATACTGTTTTGATTGGTAGGTTGAAGTATGATGGTGATGGTGCCCAAATATATGGATTGACATATCCTGTTCCTGGATTATCAATAACAATCTGTAGCTCACCACCCGGACCAGGAACACCACGAATAGAAGCAGCAACTCCAGTGTGACCTTCTTCAGTAACTCCAATAGCAACTGTACGATTATAACCAGAACCAACGTTATTCTTGGTAATCTGCCCGATAGTTCCACCACTAACATAGTTATGAACTAAAGTGGATAGACCAACTTGTAGATTGAAATGTGCGTCATCTAACCTATCAATAACAGGGAAGTTATCAACACCAGGTGTGGGGAAGATTGTTGTGGTCAAACCAGCAGTCTGTCCACTTGGACACTCAAACGTAAGACCGTTAAGAGCAGCGAAGCTTGGATTTAGTAGTTCATCGCCAAACTCAAATGGTCTGAACTTCTGCCAGGTTCCACTTGAGACATATACGTGATCAATAGTTGAGATGCCAACATTTACCGAGAAAGTATTATCAGTAATAACGTTCTCTACGCTGAACACAGATTCCTGATCCGGGAAGAATTGTGTTGATGGGGCTCCACCAGAACTACAGGAGAACAGAATACCTTGGAGTTGGATAATGTCTCCTCTAACGATGTTCTGACCGCTTAGAGAGGCTGGTGTATTAATTATGAGTCTACCACTCTCTTTCAAGTAATCAGCCCCCGAAATGGGCTCTAGACCCGTTACATTGACTCCTATGGCAGTTACTAGTAACACACCAGTATCATTATTGTATTCTGCCCAAACAACATCAGTTTGTGGACCGAATGTGTTGTCTGTAAATACACCTACAATACCACCACCCGAAACTTCTGGCTCCAAAATAGCATCATATAGTGGCGCATATCCAAGACCTGGAGTTGAACCAAGGGAGACGATTAAGCCACCTCTAGGAATCTGTGTCTGGTTAATATCAAACTCGGATTGAACTCTTTGTCCATTCTCCGATGTAATACCAGTAAATACCACTGATGATTGGGGAACATCTGGAGTAAAGGTAACTTCAATTGGGGTACCATTGATAGTTCCGGGGAGAGGAACGACGCCAGCAACTATGCTACCATTAACAAACTTAATAGTATCAAGAGTCTGTAGTTTCTCACCACGATAGGAGAACTCCCCAGTTGCGTACTTAACGGAAATCGTATATGACGCACCATCATTAATCGCAAGGAAGTAGTTGGATCTATCGACACCATTAGCATCGGCATCATTTACACCAAATACAACTTCATCTGCGCTAAGTCTAATCTCACCAAGTTCAGCAGTTGCTACATCATTTGAATCACTCCAGAAGTAGCCAGCAACTTGTTGGGCACCGGTAAAGAAGTAGTTGTTACCTTCATTATTATCTGTTGTTGGAGTTTGGTAGATATCATTGATAACAAGAACACCACCTCCGTTTTCAACACCAGCAGTAGCGATTCCATTAGATGTTAGGACAAACTCGTTAGTATTTCCATCAAACTGATCACTGATATCATCAAAGACTGCGATATCACTATAGTCCTGCTGTAGGAATGTTCTTCCTTGGAAAGTTGAGTTAGTTACAACCAGGTTATTTGCGTTAGGTTGCTGTGGTCCTCTACCATTAGGTGCTTGTGTGAAGATAATATCAGAAGCAACAATGTTATAGTTGCCTCTATACAAGTCCAGGTCACTATTGGCGGAGTGAGAAGTAGCAATCGAACCAACAATACCACGTTCAACTCTTACTAGTGGTATAGAACCGATATTTGAGATAGGACCGAATGGTGATGTTGAAAAACCTACGTTGTCGATTAGAATATATTCTTCATCAATTAATAGTATGTCACCAGAACTTAGTGTACCAATACCCGCAAGTGTAAGTAGCTCGTCTTCACTGTCAATAGCATCAGTTAATTCATAAACGAAGTTTGTTGTGGCAATTGGAGCCTGAATAACGCCATCAAGGGTGAAGAGTGACTTCTCAAGCTTCTTCTCCATTCCAAAAATGTGTGCATTACCACTACCAATTCCAATAAATTCAATAGGAATTTTATTGATAGCATCTTCTTGAGATGCTGCTACTTGGAATCTGTTCAAATCTAATTTAATTGCCCAGACTTTAGATGGCATACTACCAGTAAGATTTCCAAGATAATCAGTAACAGGAACGATTTCTATAGGATCAGCAATTTCTGGGTCTACACTATCACTTGCGACATAATATAACTCTTCAGCACCACTAAAGAAGTGTGAACTGATCTCGATTATATTTTGTGATATGTCGATAGAATCAATAGGATCAAAGACCTTCTCATAGATAGGAATGCCCTGATACTCTAGCGGGAAACGAACTTTATTAGTTCTTGTTCCTAGAGGTGCGTTATATAGATCTAGTTCATAGAATTCCTGATTTGACTGATAAAGAAGAGGTCTTGGATCATAGTTAATGACATCATATTCTCTATAGAATGCCTCAACATATGAGGTAATATTGATTGTCTCGGGTGGATTGCCACCAGCATCAGGTATAAACCTAAGAATCCAATCAGTACCTACAATTTCGGATATAAACTCACCAATACCACCTTCATTGTCGGGGAAGTCGCCCTCAGTGATGAATGGATAGGCATTAGTATATGTTGATCCATCAGAGTTGACTGTCATAACCTGATGAATGGCACCAAGAGTAGTTCCCTGAATATGGGCAACAACTTTAGCTGACTGGAACAAATTAACATCCAATGTTAGAACATCAATTGATGCGTCCGTTGTAGTTCCAGTTACTCTGGTTGATAGTAGATTGATACCTCTTTCAGCACCATCAGGAATATTATCCTTCTTAAAGGGTACAGGATTTTCTCCTGAAGAAGTCGGCTTAAATTCAATTTCCTTTGTCTCTACTCTAATGATATTAGAATCACTATTAACAATAGCAACACGAAGTCGTCCACTGTTCAAAGTAACCTGAAAATCGTATCCAGGGTCACTAACATCTTTTATAGCGATACCATCGAATGAATACACCGCAGAATATGTATCAAGACCAAGGGAAAAAGCATACACTTCATAATATGAAGGGATACCACTTCCATTCAAGACAAATACGTGTAGAGCTACAGCATCAACTGATACGTTAGGTGCTGCGTAGATAATCTGTGTTGTATCTGCTGGTATAGTATTGATAACGCCCCCAAGAGTGATAAAGCCAAGTTGCTTCGGAGGAAGACTATTTGTTTCAAATTTCTGTACCAATAACTTAAGATCCATATCAAATGTTTCTGGATCACTTGGAGTGAATCTCAATGAGTAATCACTATTAAACAAAGCTTTAGACTTAAATGCACCATGTGGCTCATCGCTATCATATACATCAGCCTTATTCATAGTGAAGGCTTTATCATCATACGTTAGTGATATAATTTCACTTAACTGTACTTCATCAGTAGCTGGGTTTCTAACCTGAACAATACCTGAAGTGAAGATGTCAGTAACAACATCAAATTCAATAAATTCATTCTGACCGCGAAGATTGTCACTATCAACGAATTCATTACTTATATTATCGATTAATAGTACTCTATTAGTCTTAACCTCAATATAGTCAGTTAGTCTCTTGTAAGGCACAGAGCTATTGAATCTGATGGCGTTTGTCTTGTTATTGATTACGTTGTCATCATAACCCAAGTCAAAGACATTAATTCTATCTACGCGCAAGGGGGTGCGAGAAACATCAGTTAGACCAATGAAGTCTAGGATGAGAGATGTGTCAGTAGAAATCGCAGTAGTACCAAATCCAACAAATCCCGAAGACTCAATTCTAGTATCAGAGAAATTCTTGAGACCCATAGGATGAACTAGTCTATTGACCGGTCCAATTAGATCATCAAAGTTAATAGTACTCTGAATAGAGTAAGACAAGTTTTGGTAGTAATTATTATCTGGGATTACTTGGAATTCATCACTAATGAAGCCAATGGTATCATTCCAGCCAGTACTTGTGCGACTGATAGTCTCAATTGAGTATCTACAGAAGCTCTTATCAATATTAGTTACTGTAGCTCTAATGCCACTAACATTTCCCCTGACAGAATCACCTATAAGTAAGTTAAAGTTACCTTTAATTTTAAAGAAGTTTGTATTTGATTCCTCAACTACCAAATCAGTTTCCTGAACAACACCATTGTCAATTAGAGATAATCTTTCTCCAACAACGAATACTGCAGTTGTCTGATTTACTTGGAATTGGGGGTATATCTTCTCGTTAACAATTGAAGAGAAAGCATTCTGGAATGTTGCAGCAATACCAACTTCCTTACCAAGTCCCTGTGGATAAGCAACACGAATTACGACTGGATTAGATGGTTGTACAGCAATAACTTCAAAGAAGAGATAACCATACTCGGATGAGTTCATATTTAACTCATCATCTTGAGTAACGGAAAATATATTCTCAACAAAAACTCTATCACCAACCGCAAATGGCGCATCAAAATAACCAAGGATTGGAGTTTGCATTAAGAAATCAACATATCCAGTCCCAACATTGGCTACCTGATTAAGAACCTGCAAGATTGGAACACCATTACTATTATCAGTAGTAAAGAATTCGTGGGCGTTCTTAGATAGACCAGATGGAGCAACGTCAAGCTCCACATTGACAACTTTGGATGATTGGGTTTGGACAAAGATAGATCCACTATCAATGGGCTCCCTAGTTACTGAATCAACTAGAACTCCATTAGGATCTGACTGGTATCCGATACCACCATCTAAAACATCAATGCTAGTAACAAAATCAGAATCTGTGAATTCAATACTGGGCTGAACAATACCTTTTGGTCTCAAAGTTCTATCAGCAGAATACGCCCAACCTGGATTCTGGATTCTGAAGGAAGATACCTCACCAATATTAGTTGATGAAGCCCTCAAAGAAGCATTGCTACCTGTTTCACTCTGAATAGTGATAAATTCTGGGAGATTGTCAAAGTTTTTACCAGAAGAAATAATTCTAATAGTTCCAACGGGTCCAACTGTATTTTCCGATGATGTTAGGTATGATAGATCGGCTCCCTCGGGGATATAGCTACTGACTTCAGGTCTTTCGGGTAATGAAACTGAGAATATTCTATCACTTTCAACCGTCACAGTTCCACTAATACTATAGGTACTGTTGATGTAAGATATTGAGCTATATGAGATAGCATTAGTATCTGCAGTGGAGATATATCCCCCGGATTCAACACCGTAGTAGATAACACCAGGATTATTAGTAGAATACCTAATACGCTTCTCACCATCAGCATATCCTTCAGTGGATACACCACTAACAACAAATACTCTATCAATACTGTTGTTATCAAATACCTCGGTCAAAGATTGATCATAGAAAAACTTAAGTTCCTTACCAAATAGAGAGGGTGATGATACATCAAATAGGATATCATGATCACTAATGATATTAATTTCGGGATTAACTTTAGCAAATACCTGTAACCCAGTACCTTGTGTATTGAGTTGAATTGGATTCTCTGAACCAATTTTAGTATCAACTTCAGTCTCGGCAAGATAGAATCTATTGGAATCAAATGGGATTACAAAGTACTTATTGTATGGAACTAGTCCATCAATAGCATCACCCTGCGTGGTATATAGAATATAGTCGGCAAGGATAAATCTATGATTTGGAATTGTAATTAGATTTAATACTGTATCAATGTTTGAAGGAATAACTTTTGTCGGATCAACAATTAGAGATTGTGAGACATCATCAAATTCAACAACGATTGATGAGTTTGACCCAATTCCAGATGGACCAAATGGAACTACAGTAACATCAACTAGATCACTGTTCTCTAATTGATGAGGCTCAAGTGTTGCGATTTTAGCCCTAAGTCTATCTAGGTTGGCTGTTTCTGCAAATCTTCGTGTTGAAATATTGTAACGGAATAAGTCGCTACCATCAGATAAAATAAGTAGATCTTCATCTTCTGGTGAAAAGCGAATACCAATTAAATCTTTGGATACGTTATGAACATATAAAGTTTCCTCGTCTCCAATTTGCGGAATTACTTTGATATTACCCAGAGAATCCTTAACTTGTACAGGTGCTCCTATTGCAGGCTTGGTAAAAACAACCTCTTCTAAATTTTTAAATTCGTGAGATGGAGCATAAATTGTTCCAGCAGGAATGGAAATTGGATAATCAATATTTCCAATTGAATATACTTTTTCAGTGGTATCTCCAACCTCATCAGATGTACTAAAGGTCTGTCTTGGGTTGAAGAAGTAATTCACATCCAACTCAGACTCAAATGGTTCTGTCCTAACAGTAACATCAAAGAAATTTTTGACTGGAAATACAACTGCGCCAATAGGAGCTTCAGTTCCAAAGGCAAATGATCTAAACACCCTAAGTGCTTTATTGACTGGGAAAATGTTCAGTACACTAACAACCTCTGAATTACCACCAGAACTGATAATAATAGAAGAACCAACACTAACATTAGATGAGATGAAATTGACGAAAATATCTGTTACACCCTCAGTTCCAATTGGTGGGACCGGGTTGTATAGAGTCATTGATGTGTTATCGAGATTAACAATTCTCGATCCACCAATAACTGACGTAACAGTACTCAATCCACTAATAATAACAGAGTCATTTTGACTGTATTCGTGGACAGGATCAACATAGATACGAACATTACTTTGATCCAGTCTAATAACCTTGGTTATTTCCTTACTATATGATAGTGTATTTTCAGTAACTGACGATACAGCAAAACCAACAACCTCTGTTACTACAGAGCTAATAAAGTCCTCACTACTATCAAAGATTGGAACATCGCCAACTGAATAGTCATTTCCAGCACCAACAATTGCGATACCGTCAATAAATCCAGGTGAGATTGATTCTACAATCTGATCTTGAGTATCAAACAAGTATGACTGGTCTAGGAACTCACTGCCGGCTACAGGACTTCCAACATAATAAGGGAAGGTGTTTCTGAAGATAGGCTTATCATTGACATCAAAATCCTGATCAATATTTGTACTAGATGGATCAATGGGAGAATCTCTAAACTCGGGACCAATGAAGTATGGGAACTGTGGCTCCCTAGCACTTGACTGCTCATCAGAATCAATACCGGCAAAATAAGCATAGACTCCATTTGGGAATTCTGGAGTAGAGCAATATCTCCCATTATATGCATCTAGGTCACCGTCATCAACATACTTATAGTCTTCAATAAAGAATCCGGCTGGATATGAAGTTTGTGTGGGTCTTCCAAATACATCCTGAGGAGCCAGGACATACGCGGTCTGCATTGCTCTAATATTAGAGTTGGTATCTCTTGGATCGGAGAATCCAAATCCACCATAGATTGGATTACCATCATTAGCCCAACCAATAATGGGTGAGTGGAAATTACCAAAATCCTTATAAATATCTTCTCTTAATTTTCTATCATAAGAAACGATTCTATAGTTGTTCTGACTTAATACCTCAAATCCAAATCTAGTGTATAAGTTAATTGTAAGGTCTCTAATTCTAGGGATAATCAAGGCATCCCTACCTGGATCCACTACTCTTATTTTTGTCGTATTTTCTCCATATCCAATACCCTCATTAATGATGATAACATCATCAATTTTACCATCAACAACAACAGCTCTTAATTTACCACCAACACCAAAACCACTAGAGTCTTCAAGGACAAGATCTGGACTGTCGGCATAATCAAAACCAGAATTGAAAATTTGTACACTAGAAACTTTACCCTCAACAATTGAGGGGACGATAGTAGCATTTTGCCCTGTTTTTAGCGTGACGTTTGGATTCTTCTGGAAGTTTGTAACATCACTTCCATAGTAGCCACCATCAGTAGTATATACTTGCTCAATAGAACCCCTGATAACTGGGTTAACGACAACCTGACCACTAAGTGTGCTAGCGTAAGAAACAACAACATCAGTTGTAATATCAGGATACTTAATATTATGTGTACCTACACCTATGCTAGTGAAATCAACAAAATCAAGTCTGTCATAGTTACTACTAATCGTAGCACCAATACCAGCATCGGACAACTTAAGTATATTATCATCTATCTTATAAACATAATACTGATTGGATGTTGATAGACCACCAATAGGAGAACCAGTAGTTCCATATTCAACAATGTCACCACTCTCAAAACCGTGCTCAAAATATCTAATCTCATTATATGCCGTAAAGACATTTGATGGATCAAACTGCATATTTCTATAATAGAAGAAACCACCATCATCAGAAATTGTAGCACCGATAATAGTATTCTTTCTAAGAGTATCAAATGCCTGAACACCGTACCCATTAAGATTTTCTGACAGGAATACTGGATCATCACCATCCTCTAGTTTATCCAAACTAGTATATAAACGAATGGTTTTGTTGTTTAGAATTTCAGCATAATATATTCCACCATTTGATAGTGTAGTTCCGCCACTAATAGCCGGAATAGCAAATTTCGATGTGCCAATACTCTTGGCACCTTTATTGTTGTATATAACAGCATCACCTTCAGCCAAGTTATGTTCTTTTTGGAATAGGATACTATTATCAGTATAGTTTACACCACCACCAAGATCAGTAAGTCTACTATCAAAAGGAATAGATCTATTCTTTCTTTCAATGACTGGGATTGCCGTTGCGCCACGGCTGTTTCCTCCACGAACGGTGATACTAAATGCCTGATCAATATCAAAGTCTTGTGGGTCAATTACGATTTCCTGTAGCGTACCTTTAACAACAGGAGTTCCATACGCCCTGGATGGAAGTACTGGAGGAGCAACCAATTCATAAATCAATACATCAGGCTCTTCAATAGAGACTTCAGGTGGACTGATTACACTATATCCTTCACCACCAGAAACTGCATCCAACTTCTCAATAGGACCCAGGTATACTTTATCAGGTGACTTATATGAAATGATCTCTACACCATTAGTCAATACCGCAATAGCACCAGGTGTAGTAGGTTCTGGTGTTCTATCAATAGCAGTAAGTGAATCTGATACAGGAATCTTTCTGTATGTACGCTTTGTAGTGATTTCACGTGTTCTTTGACTTTCCAAAGTGAACAAGTGTGTTCCTGGCTGTTCTGGGTCAACGAGACCAACAAAGCTTGTGCTACCAATAAATGATGGAGACACAAACAATCTAATCTTTCTTCTATCCTCTAAAACCTGTACATAATATTCGCCAGTATCTACTAGTGGAGTAGTTCCTGGTAGAACAGAATATGTAATTAGGTCACCTGTATAAAATTCAACTTCTTCAGGGAAAAGTATAATGGAATACTCACCAGTGAAGCTATTGTAATCTTCAAAGCTATCTACGGTTGGATCAACTAAAGTACTCTCAACAATATTAGCTGTAATCTCATATGATGGTAATGAGTTGGTAGCAACGTAGTAGTTAGAATCAAACTCTCTAGCATCATATAAGTTTAGTACGCTAGCCAATACGGCATCATTGCCATAATCAATAGGGGCACCAGTACTATTGGCATACTTTTGATTTCTTCTAATATCAAGTGGCTGATCAGTAGGAATACCAAATGAGTCATCAATAGTAACTGTTGAGTTAATAAAATCAACAGTGTCAACTAAACGGTTTGTAACGTAAGCAATTTGACCACCACGTTGGAGAATATCAACAGTGTCTCCTGGAGCAAGACTAGCCTTATCCAAGAAATTAGCTGATAGTGTGAATGTTGTTCCACTAAATTCTCTAACTTCAAATCGGACACTGGTATTGTAAATGAAACTATTCGCAATAATTTGAGGAACTGTCTGCTCTCCCCTGACACCAATAGGACCAAGAATATTTTCACCTAGAGTATCTACTCTAATCTTCTCACCAATATAGTTAAATGGAACTTCTTTGCCGAAAGATAGGTCTGAAATAACACCAGTCAATCTAACAGTAATTGTGTCTCCATCTGGACTAGTACCAGATACTACAATATTATCAATAATCTCATCTTTGATCAAGATTGTCTTTTTGGGGTCAGAACAAGTTATGCCCAAGAATTGATTAACGCTTTTCTGCTCATACTGAAACTCAACACCATCTTGGGTGATGAACTTGCCATTATTGCGGAAGCCAATGGTACTATCTACAGTGATAGTGGTATCGCCTGGATTCCAAGGTCTTTGAGCGTATGTTCTTGCTGGAACAGTAAATAGCTTCTTCTCATTACCAATCTCATCATTAGAGACAAAGAAGTAGATTCTGTAATATAGTCTTTGGTCACGGGTGAATGTCTCAATTTCAGAAACAGCGCCAAATACGCTGGGATTATCCACCTCGAATATAGTTCTTCCTTTTAGGTTAATTGGATTACCAGTTACAGGAATACAGACAGCATAATCCCTTCTAGAATATTCTGCTGTTGATGGCTTAATTAAGAAATTTTCTAGGTCAATAACTTTAGGGGTTTCACCATAAAGTACTTTAAACAAAATAACAATTGATTCTTCGCTTCCCTTTGTCTGGAAGAATGAACGCACATTCCTAATCCAGTTTCCAACATTAAGAGTGTCAGCAACATCTAGGTCTTCAAATCCAGGAGCAAAAGTGCTTCTAATTTGATTAAAGAATGCTTTTAGGAATAATGTACTTAAGTTCTCTACAGGAGCGTCTGAAAGGTGCCCAGCTGCCTCTGACGTTTGAAATACTAGGTCAGATGGGTTTCCTTCTGCATGTAAACTAGTTACGCCACTGAAGCCCCTTACGACGCCTGTGAATGAGTTGGTAGTAATACCTGTATAGGTCATGATTTCATCATCGACCTTCAAAAGACCCCACTCTGGTGGGAAGCTTTTGGTTGTGTTTACATAAACAACTGTATCATCAGCAGAAACATCCTCAGTTAACTCAAATGTACCGTAAAGTGCTTCTGAACTGGTATTATTTAAATCTAAATATTGATCTAAATTTGTAGCAAAATCAATAGGACCTCCCTGGAACTCCTGGGAGATATAGAACTGTTTTAAGAAGTCGTCAGTTAGCGGTGCTTCACTTAAAATAAAACTAGGGAGTTGGGAAGAAACAATATCCTGGATCTTCACCCTCACTTCAATACCAGTACCGATCATGCTAAGATACCTGTTGTTACCTTGTTAATTTGCCGTTTCCGTAACTTGACGTTACTGGGAAATCAACTCCAGAGATCTGCTCACCACTAGAAATTGTATCCTTAACCATATTTATAGGACTCTTTGAAACATCAAATGAGACGTAAAGATCCTTAAGACCAATAACATCATTTGACTGTGGAAACGCCTGAACTTCAATAATTTTGTTCTCTAGAACAGTAGAAACAATATTTACGGTAAATAGCTGAATTTCACCCTTCTTATAGTCAACGATTCCAGCATTCCTAACTATGGTTGTGTAGTTTGACTCGCCACTATTGGAATTGAGATTTTCGGCAATGAATGAAATAGTACCTTGACCAGATCCATCTATTCTACCATTAGCATCTACGTTGGGTGTATCGGTAATATGGACTATTGATGAATTGCCGCTGATTCTAAAGCCACTACTCTTGATAGACCCACCACCGGGAATGATATGGAACGCATTACCATAGCATAGCTCATATTGAGCAAATTGATTTTCTGCTACGTTTAGATTCCTTCTAATAATAACTTTTGTGATATTTGAAGTTACTGCGGTAGAAGTATCATCAATAACTTTCTGACACTTGGAGTATTTGAATCTACCACCAAACTTATTAATGTCAATAGAACCAGCATATGCGTTTAGTGACCGTACTACAGCAGTCTTTAGAGTATCTGCCGTGGTTGTTTTTGTAGTGTCATAATAAACAGCACTCTCAATCTCAACAAAGAGAACTTTGAGGTCTATAATCTGCTGATTAATTCCAGCAATAGTATACTGCTTTAAACCATCAAGAATTGTCTTCTTATCAAAGTCACTAACCTCAACACCATTGACTGGTTTGATACTAATTAATACATTACCAAATTGTGGGGGAGTCAACTCCTCACCACCTACTACAGAGATGGATTCTGTATTTGGATAGATCTGCTTAATGATACCTTCGTAGTCACGCCCCGTAACAGCCCTGTATTGGGCTCCATAGACGCGGGGGGCATAGTACTTGATAGATTCTACACTCTCAATGTCTGCGCCGTTTCTAGCCGATTCTAGAGTAGTTACATCAATTATATTAGATGGTGATATTGGGAGACCATTATCGTCAAATAGTGACCCACTAAAGGTAAACCGTGACGCACCATCACCTGCCTTACCATCACTAATAATATAAGTGGATTCTATAGTCTGCCCACTTTGAAGAGCCTTACCGAAGATATTATCTCCAAATAGCAACTCATAGTTTTCTTGATTAACTTCAGCTATGAAGTATACTTCACTAAACTTATCAATTCTTATAATATTTTTTACACGTTCCCACTCTTGCCCTAGACCAACATCATTCTGATCCTTCACTCTTACAATAAGAGTACTGTAATCAAGGGCTGGGTTATTGATAATATATCTTTGATCCAAAGATGTATCTACAGGGAAGGAAGTTCTTGCGTAAGTTCCTTGGTAGATGGTAATTGGGTCATTATCAGTACCAAATACAGCAACACCTTCATTTACAGTGGCGACAATTGGTTCGGGAATAGAAAACACATAGCTACTATTGCTTTCAGTACCAACACAGACTAGACCAGCTTTCAAGGTCAACGTAGATGTGTTAGCACTCGTCTCTACAGCAAACTTAATTTTGGCACGTGATGATCTTTGTGATCTGGGTAGATAACCAATATTACCAGCTAGTGAAACTACGTTTCTACGAAGTGCCGCTGAATCCAAAAAGGACTCATTGACAATCATATTGGCGTTTACCGAATTGATATAGGCATTGTATGCCAAGGTATCAATAAGTACACTAAAGTTGGATCCATCAAAGTCAAATCCAGTAAAATCAGAATTTGCCCTTAGATAGTCCTTAATAGACTCTTTAATTTGATCGTAATCTAAATTAGTAAACTTGGTGAAAGCCATTACCTAGTGCTCGTTAAGATAAATGTGTAATTTTGGGGTGGAAACTCTTCACCTACAATTCTATAGGCTATACTAACGCCCAATTCATTCTGATCTAGAAAAAGATCAACTTTAACAACGATATCGTCGATCCTAGGTTCAAAGTTTTGTAAAGAATTAACTATTTGGTCTTCAATAGCGAAAGCAGCAGCGTAATTTGCGTTTTCAAACAGCTGCCCCCTCACATCAGAGCCAAAAAGGGGATTAAAAAACTTTTCTCCAGGGATAGTTTCTACGATGTTGCGCACTGACTGCCTAATTGCTCGCTCATTCTTTATAACCCCAAGATCACCAGTAACTGGGTGGGGTAAAAAGGACAAACTAATGTCCTTGAATGTTCTAGAAACACGTTTTACGTCAGCCATCATAAAAATGCGACATTTATCACTATTTAGCCCCAAAATTAGACATAAAAAAAGGTCCAATTAAGGACCTTTAAGAAATTATTCAGTTTTTTCGGCTTTTTTAGCTTCTTGACGAGCTTTTTGTGCTAATGCGCGGTCAAGAGCACCATAATCGGTGACTAAAACGACGCCAGGTGAACGATCTACAGGTCTTCCCATTGTTTTTTTCCTAAAAAGTGTGTTTTCAGAACTTTTAGGGGGGTTCCTATCCCCGAATTATTTATTTAATTAGCGTCCTTGACCACGATAGCGCTTTTGCTTGACCCTAGAGGAGGTAGCGGAAAGTTTTGTGCGGTTGGAACGCCCTTGACGTGTCTTTTTACCAGCCTTTTCAATTTTTAATTCAGTCTTACCGAACATTGTTACTCCTTAGTATAAGTTGTGTGTGAAATAGTAGATGGATTCGGAAATCCAGTCTCATAGTACGCAGAGGAAAAGTCCTCCATTAGCTCAAAGAACAATTCTTCCGAGATTCCCTCGTGAAGCCTTTGCCCTTCAATCATTATATCATAAAGTTGAGTCATTCCAACCTCCTGAATACCTTTATATTATACGCGAGTGTCTCAATTCAACGACACCACGTGTGACACTTTATATAGGGACCACTAGAGTTCCTTAATTGGGGGGGCGAAGCCCAGGGTCATAAAAGGGTTAGGATTTTAATTCTTAAGACCTCTACACACTCTACACACTTCTATGGACCTCTATGCCCACTCTACGACCCCCCAAGGGCTTTCTCTATGGACTACAGTGTATCTTTACCCCTAAACACCGAGAGACTGTTAGAAGCTCTCCTAGACACTAGGTTACCCTATGGGTATGAGAGTATTAAACATATTTATAACCCTCTCTATGGTAGTGCTCTGTAACTTTACCTTCGGTATATACTTGAGAGGGGGTTTCGTTCGCGCTCGCTGCGGATCTCAACGTACCTCTACGTAACTCAAAGATACTCTACACACAAACATACAGACATATAAAGAATTCTTTTTATTTTATAGAAGTACTTACAATACCGTGGGTTACCCCAAGTATCAGTACATCTCTCTACACCTTCTCTATGAACCCCTTCGGGGTGCCTTCGGCATACTCTTGACAGTATATGCTTTTCTCTGTAGAATAGCCTTGTTGAGGTTGATAAGACATCTTTAAGTCTCTTTGAGTAATAAGGGGGTTTTCTGTGGTACTAAATAGCCTTGTGCAGTTTAAAGCGAACGGTTAAGATACTTAAAGGGATTACTTTAAATCAACCTCTGGGGTCCTTGGATACCTGGGGGATTTTTTTATGGGGCAACTCTACGGTACTTGGCATACCTGGGAGAATTTTTTAGTAGCCCGTTAAATCAATAGTCGCATATATCCTATAGCTTACATTAACCCCCGTTTTTAATATACGTAACGCCGCCCGTCGTTATAACATAACAACGCTAATATACTGTCGAATACGAACGATCAGGAACACTGCTATGTGTCACTAACTAATATCATTAAACATAAAGAAAGCCCCCCTTGATGGGAGGCAGTGTGGTTCAGTTGTTCTCAATGATCCAGACGTTGAGCTCACCTAGGTCAATTCTCTCTTGCCTCATCGTGGCGTAAGCAGACTGTAAGAAATCAACGATGAGGTTGCTACGCTGATCAGCTGCTGTCTCATTGACTAAGCGGAGTGCCTCAACCCAAGAGATGGTTCCGTTGAGGTCAGCTGTGATGTTGAGCATTGTCGGTTGATTGACTTGAGTTAATTGTATCACG